CCCACGTAATTCCCTGACAGATACCACTCTTCACCCGATGCAGCGCGCTTGCTGCTTTTCCGTAAGCACCGCTCACGACGCGCCAGAAAATTGTTTCGCTCTTGCTGGGAGTGGCTTTCACGGAATGCCGCCATCCACACCGTTGCAGCACGACGGTATAAGCCCCTGGACTCCAGTTCTTCCGCCTGGCGGGTCAGGCACAAAATCACCCGTGGATCGTTAGTGCCGACATAGAAATTGCGCACAGGTCTGGTTTCTCGAACTGGTTGTGGTTCCGGTTCCTGCGCTCTCTCAGTCAGGCGCGGGAAATGTCTGCGTGTATCTCCTTCACAACGGTGAGCCACACGCCCGCTCTGACGTAACTTGCTTGCTGACTGCAGAACGCGCTGCCGTGAGTAACCTGCAAAAGCATCCGCAATGTCTCCGGAAGTACACCCCGGATGGGCTTCAATGAATTTCTGAACGTCATTCAAAAGACTCATGATCACCCCCTGAATCCTGCCGGGATCTGGCTGTAGTCCACGTTGTCGTAACTGGCTTTGAAGTACGGGTCCTCGCGTCCGGCTACAGATACCGCAGGAACTTCCCAGGATTCTTCGAAATGACGATCCGGACCAAAGAACGTGACAGCCTGTTTCACAAATTGTGTGCCGCTGTTACCCATCGCAGATACCCAGCCCGCGTAGCGTTTCACACCTTCCAGCATGGTTTCGGGGTTTACCCCCTCATTCAAACGGGCTTTCCAGGCTTTGAAGGCTGCAGATTTTGAATTGCCACCAGTACGTTTGGGATATGCCAGCCATGCCTGCTCAAACTCCGGAGAGTATTCCGGTCGGTTTGAACGAACTCGCACAGACTCATCAGCAGATGCACCAACAGCTATTGGTTCATTGACTGGTTCTTTGACTGGTTCAAAAGAGTGACTGGTTCTGGGTGAATCTCCTGCACTACCCCCTGGTGCAACTCCTGCACTACCTGGTGAATTTGCTGCACCAGATAGTGAATTATTTGCACTACTCCCTAGTGAATCTCCTGCACCATCAAGATGAAGGAGATAGATATTACTTGAGTTACCTTTTTCACCTTTCCGGGTGACTTTTTTTACCAGCCCGGACTCACAAAGGGCCGCAATATGATTCATCACAGAACGTTTGCTAATCTCGCACTGGTCAGCAATATGCTGGTAGCTGGGCCAGCACTCACCCTGATCGCTGGCATTATCAGCCAGCTTGATCAGAACCAGTTTTCGCAATGGATTACCCACTCGAATTTTCATCGCTTTAACCATCAGCTCCATACTCATGCTGCACCTCCGAGATGCTTCATGTTTTTTCCGGAGCGAAAGGCTATAAGCGGCATACTGACGCGGTAATTACGGCCCAGCGGTTCACAAATCACCTTCTGACATTCACGGTCAACCAGGCTAACACGTAGAACATGCCCTGCAGGCGTGGTGTACCACTGACCCGGACGAGGACAACGGAAAGTCTGATTGGTAAAACGTTTGAAAATATTCCGGATCATTTGCGCCCCCTTGCCTCTGAAGGGTTCAGCGACAAATTTATGAGGCAGGCCAGCGCCGAAGCATCATTAATATAGTCATATAAGCTAACAGCCAGCGGAGATTCGGCTTTTGCCAACATAGGATAAAGCTGCTGCAGCCAGACCTGATGAATTGATGAAATGTAGGAACAGAGAACGCTGGCGTTATGTGCAACGTCGCTCGGTACAGCGGGCTTTGAAAGCTGTTTCTCCATCTGGTTAAAGGCATTGATGTATGCCTCTTTGAACCGGGCAGCACGTTTACCCGTGAAACCCATAGCAAGAAACGCAAAGCCGTCGCGGGTTATTTGATAGCAAGGTAGTTTGCGGCCTGTGCAATCGGTGTAATCACTCACCGAAAAATTGCGGGCAGTGAATGATGCGGAACATTCAAGCGTGCGGATCTTTTTCAGTACATCGTCATGACGTTTGGAGAAGAAGTTGGCAACAGCCAGGGATGAAGTAACAGCCTGACCATCAACGATGGCAATTTCAGGTTGAGTGAGGGTTGGGATCGTAGCCATGATGGCAGCCTCTTTGGTGATTTTTAATAACTCACCACCAAGGCTTTCCACGACCTTATTGGTGGTGAGACGTACAGGGGTGGAAATACCGGTCAACATAGAACCCGGCCCAACCGAAGTTGGCCCTGCACGCCCCACCATAATTTGGGCGTAACGATGCTCATGACACGAAAAAACCGCATGAGCGCGGTTGTGCTCTATATTGAATTCCGGGTTTCCACGCCCGGCACCCGCTTTATAAGGTGCCGGAACAGTGTAACGTCCCGGAATTGTAGAATCAATATTCAGGTAGCGGATCATAGGCGAACCTCCTTGTCAGAACCATTCAGCCTGGAATCAACAAGTGCAGCACCAAAAACAGCATCACCTACACGGTCGTACAGTTTGCTGGCCAGCGGAGATTCAACAGCCTTAAGCATTGGATAAAGCTGGCTTGTCCAGATTTGATGGATTTCACGCAAATGCAGGTATACGCCTCTGGCGTTTCGTGCGACAGCTGACATATCAGACGCATCGGCACCTGATAAACTCTTCTCCATCTGGTTAAAGGCATTGATGTATGCCTCTTTGAACCGGGCAGCACGTTTACCAGTGAAGCCCATGGCAAGAAACGCAAAACCGTCGCGGGTGATTTGATAGCAGGGAAGTTTGCGGCCTGATGCGTCGGTGTATTCACTTAACACAAAATTGTGTTCAGTAAATTCAGCGGAACATTCGAGGTTTCGAATTCTATCTAAAACCCGCTCATGCCGTTTAGTAAAGTAATTCGAAACTGCAAGAGATGTGGTGACAACACGACCATTGATAATCGTGATTTCAGGGTGAGATTGGGTTGGGAGAGTAGTCATGGTGACAGCCCCTATGTTGAATTCAATGAACTCACCACCAAGGCTTTCCACGACCATATAGGTGGTGAGACGTACAGGGGTGGAAATACCGGTCAACATAGAACCCGGCCCAACCGAAGTTGGCCCTGCACGCCCCACCATAATTTGGGCGTAACGATGCTCATGACACGAAAAAACCGCATGAGCGCGGTTGTGCTCTATATTGAATTCCGGGTTTCCACGCCCGGCACCCGCTTTATAAGGTGCCGGAACAGTGTAACGTCCCGGAATTGTAGAATCAATATTCAGGTAGCGGATCATAGGCGAACCTCCTTGTCAGAACCATTCAGCCTGGAATCAACAAGTGCAGCACCAAAAACAGCATCACCTACACGGTCGTACAGTTTGCTGGCCAGCGGAGATTCAACAGCCTTAAGCATTGGATAAAGCTGGCTTGTCCAGATTTGATGGATTTCACGCAAATGCAGGTATACGCCTCTGGCGTTTCGTGCGACAGCTGACATATCAGACGCATCGGCACCTGATAAACTCTTCTCCATCTGGTTAAAGGCATTGATGTATGCCTCTTTGAACCGGGCAGCACGTTTACCCGTGAAACCCATAGCAAGAAACGCAAAGCCGTCGCGGGTTATTTGATAGCAAGGTAGTTTGCGAGTACCGCCGTTGGGCTGGCGTACCAAAATTGATGTCTCCGCAAAATTGCGGGCACAAAACTCTGGAGAACAATCCAAAATGCGGATCTTTTTCAGAACATCGTCATGACGTTTAGAGAAAAAGTCAGCAACAGCCAAAGAAGATGTAACAGCCTGACCATCAACGATGGCAATTTCAGGTTGAGAGAGGGTTGGGAGAGTAGTCATAGTGACAGCCCCGGTAGTCAGTTTTTTAGAAAACTCACCACATGGGACGCCAATCACAGAGGTGGTGAGACGTACAGGGTTGGCGTTACCGGAGACTACCGAACCCGGCCCGACCGAAGTCGGCCCTGTACGCCCCACCATAATTTGGGCGTAGTAATGCTCATGACACGAAAAAACCGCATGAGCGCGGTTATGCTCAGTAATCAATTTCAGGACGCCAATCCCGGCACCCGTTTTATAAGGTGCCTGAACAGTGTAACGTCCCGGAATTGCAGAATCAATATGCTGGTGGTCCTTCACACTCAACAAAATCACGCCTGAATTTCCACAAAGGACTAAAGCACTCATGCGGGTAGTCTTTGCGAAGATAGATAACGCGCTGTGTTTCTGGCTCCCAACGAATAACATGAACATAAAGTCCTCTTCCGTCACGAAACCAGCGGTTAAGTTCCTGCACAACTCGCCCCCCACAGTCAGGTAAAGTTCTCTGTGGTTACTTACAGCCAGGTGATTTGGTAATCTGCATTCATGCCGTAACAACAGGTGTGCAGCGACACTGACCACCAGCTGTTGCGACAAACGGTTATTTGCCGTTAAACTGTTCATGCGTTAGTTTCTCCACAGACACAAAACGCCACGACGCCCGGAGCTGCACACTCGCGGGCGTCACTCTTTTCTGGAGCGCAGAAAATTTTGTAGACCAGTGCCGCATGCTCCTGGAGCTTCGAAATTGACAGATACAACTCATCATTCATTGCTGTCTGCTCGTGTGGCTCCACTACCCCATCTTCGATTGCCGAACGAATCTGCTTTGAGTAACTCCCGATCTGTTCGATGACTTCCAGCAGGCGCTGGTTTATATCGGCGTTCTCTACTTCCTCAATGTCAGGAAGCGATACAAACACCCCACCAGCAGACTGTGCGACAGCATCCGCAATGTAGTGAGTGCCAGCCGCGCGCTGTAAAATCATTGCCCATCCCAGCGGGAAAATCTGATCGCCATCGGCACGAAGGCGATTGAATAAAGCGTTCTCTGTTACATCCAGCCACTCAGCTGCTTCAGCGTAACCACCCGGCAACGCCGCGATAGTTTTTCTGACCGCTTTCACGTACCACTCAGGCTGTTTTTCCACTTTCCAGTGATGCTTACCCACGGCTTACCTCCTTTTCCTGTGGTTTTAACTCATTCCGGTTTTGACTAGATTGAAAGCGAGCAGGATAGAGAATCTGCATTTCGCTGATTTCTCCCTTAAAAAAATTGGCCAGACGCTCTGCCAGATCGATAGATGGAATTTGTTCCAGTCTCTCAATACGACTCAGCGTCGCTGGATTAACCTGAACACCCGCAGCAACATGCTGCAAAGTAAATCCGTGCGCCTTACGCACATTTCGTAATGGTGATTGCATATAACCTCCACATATTGCGTGATAAGCATATTATTTCACGCAAATATTTTGCGCAAGTTGATTTGCTTAACGCGCAATAAAGAAATGTAATAAACGCATGAACATAGGAAATCGAGTCAGACAACTTCGCCAGGCGAAGAACATGAAAATCGCCGATCTCGCTGAAGCAATAGGAGTGGATGCGGCGAATATCTCACGCCTGGAAACAGGTAAGCAGAAACAATTCACTGAACAAGCCCTGAGTAATATTGCCAGGAGCTTAGGTGTTGATATTGCAGATCTCTTTACCTCAGACTTCAAAAGTAATACTGTATGTAAAAACAGTACTGGTGAGGATGTTGCGCAGGTGAAGGATGTATTCCGTATTGAAATGCTGGATGTCAGTGCCAGTGCGGGAAATGGCCTTATCCAGGGCGGTGATGTCATTGATGTGATTCATGCCATTGAATACATAACTGATAATGCTGTATCGATGTTTGGAGGACGACCAGCCAATCACATTAAAGTTATCAACGTTCGTGGGGACAGTATGTGTCCAACCATTGAGCCAGGAGATCTCATCTTCGTTGATATCAGTATCAATCAGTTTGATGGGGATGGTATCTATGTGTTTGGTTTTGATGATAAAATTTATGTCAAACGACTGCAAATGATACCTGACAAACTACTGGTGATTTCTGATAACCAGATTTACCGTGAATGGGGAATTACCAGCGAAAACGAACACCGGTTTATGGTCTTTGGGAAGGTCTTAATCAGTCAGTCACAAACCCTTAAGCGACACAATTAACCCCGACCTCCTCATCAATTAGCCACCAGAAGGTGGCTTTTCATCACCCATCATATTGCGCATCTCGCAACAAAACACTTGCATAATGCGCAATTTCATTTTATCTTTCTTTCCAGACCAACAAACAAGGTCCTAACAAAATTTGGTTGTAACACGGCGTATGGCACATGCGTCGTTAGCGGTCTGGGGACGTTAAAGGGGACAATCCACTCCTTGCTCGGGCAAACAAACCAGGTAGCCGGAATGTGCAAGTCAATGAGGATGCTGATAAGACGCCTAACCAGCGTGGCGATTCGGTTTGACGCCTGGGAAGAGACCAGGACGCAACGATGAGAGCATTGACGAGCAAGGCATAAGTGCTGGTTCAATTCCAGACAGTCCCATTCAGATGGGAGGGTTGGGCAGGGAAAAGGTCCGTTCGATTCGGACACCGGCAATGCTCTCAGCGTTGTGGTGAATGCGCAGGCTGATGCGCGAAAGACATTGCAGCTATTGCGGAAAAGAGCTGTTCGGCGGGGCAATCAAACGCCCGTGAGAGTCTGAAATAACCGCAAGCCGGAGATCAGCACCGGTCACCACAACAGCCACTGCTTTGGCAGTACCAGTTTGTACACTTGCTTCCGGCTGGTACCGCTCTTTTTACAAAACAGAGAAGAGCATCACCGGACGACGGGCTCATAACCCAATCCATCCGGGCGGCTGCCACCGCAGGTGTTCTTCTCTGTTTTGTGGAGAAACCAACCGACCTTGCAGGGTCGATATGATGAGGAGCAACAAAATGGCTAGCGAACGCAGTACTGATGTGCAGGCATTTATCGGGGAGCTGGACGGCGGCGTATTTGAAACAAAAATCGGCGCAGTTCTCAGTGAAGTCGCTTCCGGTGTGATGAACACGAAAACCAAAGGTAAGGTCTCGCTCAACCTGGAAATCGAACCGTTTGATGAGAACCGTGTGAAAATCAAACACAAACTCTCATATGTTCGCCCGACTAACCGCGGGAAAATTTCTGAAGAAGACACCACCGAAACGCCGATGTATGTCAATCGCGGTGGTCGCCTGACTATTCTGCAGGAAGACCAGGGACA